CAATTTGATTGGCGAACCAATGAGAAAAAAGATAACCAAGTATGCCTCAATTAAACTTTCTTCCTTTGAAACTGCAAGGCCTTGGGATGGAAAGCCTGAATACTGGTCTAGTTACGCTTAAAATAAACAAGAACTGTTTAATTAAAAAAAACGTTTAAAAAGTAACTCCAGAGGCTTAAATCTTTGAAGTTGCTTTTTTGTGCAAAAAAATGTTCCAATTAACCAAATTCAAAAAAGGATTGAATTTTTACGAAAAAATAAACTAAATTTGAAAATGAAAAATAAAAAAACGATTAATGTTTCAGATAAAGAACTTGATCGAGACATCCGTAATTTATCCATCCCAATAGAAGATCAACACATCCCAATAGAAGAGGATTCTTTTTTCGAAGGAATCTATGGAAAAGAGGCTTGGGATGCTGAGAAAATACGGGTTAGTGAAAAATTCAACAAAAAAGAAAAATAAACCATGGCAAAAGCTGGCCTTGTTCCTTTACGGAAAGTAGTACAAAATAAAGCAACGGGCAAGTCCTATGTTAGATTGTATTGGGTAAAACCAAATGACCTAACAAACATGAGGGACAAACAGCGTTTTGATTCCAAAGATGCTCATACCGATTCAAAAGGAATTTACACTTCTGAGAGATTTAAAAAACATGGTGAGATAGTAGATAAATTGCTGGCAAGTTGTCCTCTTCCCAAAGCAGGTGAAAGACCGAAAGCTATTTTGTTGATGGGAGGTGCTGCAAGCGGTAAGAGTACGGTTGTTAAAAAATACCTTATCCCTAAATATGGCGAAGGAGCTTTTGGCGTTCTGAATGCAGATGACATTAAAGAAGAAATCCCTGAATACGATCAATATACTAAACAGGATGTGGAAACGGCTGCTTCGAGAGTTCACGAAGAAAGTAGTGACATATCCAAAAAAGCTTTAAAAGAAATCACTACTCAAGGCCGTAATTTCATTTACGATGCTGTTTTGGGAAACCCTAAAAAAGCTGAAAAAATCATCAATGATTTAAAAGCTTTAGGTTATGATGTTGAATTGGTTGGTGTTACAGTTGATACTGAACAGGCTTGGAATCGTGCCGTCAAGAGAGCATTTGGTGAAGATGATAAAGAGGATGGTTCGGGACGGTATGTTCCAGACGGCCCTTTCTTTGAAGGACACAGGGGAGTAGTTGACACGTTCAAAGACATCAAATCAAAAGTTGACGATTTCGTTTTGTTTGACAATAATGTTTCTTGGGGTGAAGATCCGATTTTAATTGAGGATAGTGCAGGTGTTAAAGATCAGGCCCGTAAAAAATCCTTTGAAGATAAATCCGATGTTTACGCTGAAGATGTTTTGAAAAAAGCTTTTGAGGAAGTTGATCTTCTTGATTTCGTAGCAGGATACGAAACCATTTGCAAAGCCTTTGATTCTGATGAAATTGGTTCCGAAGTTTTCAAAACAGCAAAGCAAGTTTTTTCCGATGTTATGAAAAGTATTGCCGTTGGCCAATCCATTTCTTTCGGTGAGGAGGCATACAACCAACTATCAGTAAATGATTTGATGGAAGCTATTGCAGACGGCAAAGGAACGCAGCATTATTGCGATGCAATCATTCAAAATTCAGAGGGTAAAATATTACTCTTGCAAAGATCAAGTGGAGATAGTTTTGAAGCGGGGAAATGGTGCCTTGCTGGTGGTAAAGCTGAAAATGGCGAATTTCTCAGAGATTCAGTAAAAAGAGAACTTTTGGAAGAAACTTGTTTAATTGCCAGTACAGTTAATTATTCAACTTTGTACAAAAACACAGATGGTTCTTTTTCCCATTATTTTTGGGTTTATGTTGAAGATTTGGATTTGATTGGTTTGGATAGCAGTGAACACCAGAACTATGCATTTGTTACTTTGGATCAATTGGAACAATACGATTTAATGTTGGATCTTACCATTCGAATTAAAGAAATTTTTGGAATTCCATTCAAAGGAAAATATTTAACCGATCAGGAATATTCGGCCATAGCTGAAAAAAAAATTCAAAAAGCCAATACTGAAACCAGTTTGGAAAAGTCCTATGAAAAGGGCTACTTGATGTTGGATATCAATTGGATTTCCCGTGAGGGAGATGATAAATGGGATGAAGTTCTTCGTTTGATTGATCCTCTGGATGTGTATGATGAATCAGGATTTGGCAAAGAAGACAGGCCTCACATTACTGTTTTGTACGGTTTTAAATTGCCAGAAGTAACGGCAGATCATATTGAAAGAATTCTTCCTGAAGAACAAGTAGTTTTCAGCATAGCAGATGTCAGCTATTTTGAATCTGAAAATTACGATGTGTTGAAATTCGGAATTCATTCAGAGCAACTTCACTTTTTGAATTCTCTATATCGAGTCTTGCCACATCAAAACAGTCACCCAGATTACAAGCCTCATTGTACGATAGCTTACCTCAAAAAAGGCAAAGCCGAAAAATACATCGATAAATTAAAAAATTGGGTCAATCACAATTTTCAATCTTCCAAATTCGATTATTCCCACAATGATGAGAACGGGCTGAAAACCAAAACTCATTGGGATGTTAAAGGATTTGAAACTAAAACAGACCCAATCAACGTAATTCAAAAAGCTAAAACTTACAATATAGGCGAAATAAGTCAACAAACTGGGCTCAAAAAAGTGGCCCCTAACAAATGGGTTGATCCAAAAACAGGCAAGCCAGTATCTACAGACGAAAATGGAACTCCTAAGAACCCTAAAACCGAAACTGTAGATACCAAGTCTATGAGTGATGAAGATATCGCAGGCCATGCCAAAAACAGCTCAGAATCAGAATTACAAACTGCCATCAAAGAAAATAGAGATTCTAAAATCAGAACCGCAGCACAAAACGAATTAGACCGAAGGGAAAAAGAGGAAAAACCTCAAGAGGAAAAAGAGGAAAAAGAGGAAAAAGAAGAAGAACCGAAATTCAAGAAGAACAAAGAGACAGGTGCCAATGAAGTTGATTGGGACTATTTATTGGGCCTTTCACCTGAAAAGCAAAGGGAATACGCTAAACAAATGGAAGAGGCCAATAAAAAGCTCCAAAAAGAGCCAGCTCCACCAAAAGAGATGAAATTTACTTTGGAATTAGATCCAAAAGGGGATTTAACTAAAATGAGACGATTCGTTAGGCTTTTTGAAGAAAGTCCAAAGAATCATTTCGATGAAAAAACAACGAATGATTACAAAAAATTCAAAAAGGCCATCGAGCTCAACGAAAAAAAAAATGAAAAAGAAGACGAGGAATTAAGTGAAATTGAAAAGGCTTCCGTTTACGATTATACTAACAGGGACTTTGAAGAAATCAATATAAGTTTGAATGAGGGCAACGTAAGTGAAAAAACTCAAAAAAAAATAGACTTACTAAGTAAAAGCATTGCGAAACTTCCAGATTTTAAAGGAACTGCTTACCGATCCATTCAATCTTTTCAGGGCTTAAATAATCATTTTTCAGATTTCAATAAAAATCTTGGAGGGGAAATTGAATTTCCATCTTTTTCTTCGTCAAGTGCCGACAAGGCAATTAGTGCAGGTTTTGGCTTTGAGATACTTTTTGAAATAACCAGTAAAAGTGGTAAGGATATTTCCAGCATGGGTCGTTTTCCTTCAGAGCAGGAAATTCTTTTTGATAAGGGCTCTCGATTCATAGTTAAGAATGTCAAGAAAACCATGGATGGCAAAAAGATTAAAAATTTGAACATTATCTTAGAGCAGATTTAATTTTTTAATTCGAGAAATTATAACTATATTTAAGTATGGAAAACAAGCAAAAAGAGCTGGAAAAATCCAGTACATTTGAGGATAGGATGTCTTCAAATGTCAATTACAAAATTGTAAAAAAGGGTAAACCTGAAAAATCGGAAGATGACAACAAGACAAAGGAAGATTAATGCCTTATATGGCTACATAGTAGGAGACGCTTTAGGAGTTCCTTTCGAATTCTCAAAAATCAACAGGCTCAAAAAACTGGAAATGATTGGCCATGGAACGCATGACCAGCCAGCTGGCACTTGGTCTGATGATACAAGTTTTGTTCTGGCAACTTTGAATTCTGATAAAACCATCACTTCAATTCATGAAAATTATCTTAAAGTCTTAGATGGTGGTTACTCCATAGATTATCTTTTTGATGTTGGTCAAGGGACAGCTGATCACATAGAAAATGGGTACAATCCTTGTTTTCAGGAAACGCAATCAAAAGGAAACGGATCTTTGATGAGGGTCTTGCCCTTTGCCTTACTTGCAAGAACAGGTGATGAGGGCATTATTAAGAACAGCGTAATAGATGCCTATATCCACAAACTAAATTTGGATGCAGGCAGGCTTACTCACGACAATAGGGAAAGTAGAGATGCTTGTGGCGTTTTACTGAGATTGTATATTCAGCTTTTGAGGGGGAAAATTCTTGAATTATCTGAAAAATACGAAGACATTTCAAAAACTGCTACTAATGGTTACGTGGAAGACTCCTTGAAAATTTGCATCAATGTGGGATTGACTGCTAAATCCTACGAAGAAGCAATGTTGACTTGTATTAATCTTGGTGGTGATACCGATACTCATTGTGCCATAACAGGAAGTATAGTAGCTTTAAGACTTGGCAGGGTTCCTCAAAAATTAATCAACAAATTAAGAGGAAAAGATTCGATTGAAACGATCATAGAAAAATCAGTCTGGTTAGAAAAATAAATCCCCTTTTGTATTGTTAATCCAATTTTATTTCTTATATTTAAGTGTTGAAAGAGTTGAAAATCTAAATCGTAAACCAAAATCGTTATGAAAAAGCAAGAACTGATTACTCGATTACTTGAAAAAGGAGCTAAAGCCTCCAATTTAAAAACCACTTCAAACGCTGAAGAAAAAAGAGCTATAGAAGTCCATGGTTTTGAAAAAGTCAAAGGTTGGTTAAGTCTGATTGAAAGAAAAGAATGCAACGCAAAGCAATCTATTGAAGATGCCAAAAAAGCAAAGTCCTTCGGAATGTCAAAAAAGGAATATTTGGCATTGTCAAAAAAAGCAAGTGGCATACTTTCTGGTTTTCAAACAGGACACTCTATGGGTTGTTACAGAACATTGTTATTAAATAATGTGCCCTTCCAGTGGAATAACAGTCTTGATACATACGCAAAATCCTGCAAATTCAATCCTACCTATGGTAGCTTAAAAATCTCCCTAAACAAAAAAGAGCTCAGAGAAGTAAAGAACATTCAAGGGGTTTGGACAATTGGAAACCCAGACGGGTCTGCAAAATGGCTCCAATCCAGTGGAAGAAAATCAACGTTCTCAGTTGACTGGGTTGCAGGATACCTTTTCAAGGATTCTCACAGTGATGAAAGTCTCGATGCAGCAAAAGCATTACAAGGAGTAAAAGACGTTCAAAAAGCTGCTCAAAGCATGAGAGACAATCAATTTGTCGGAGTTGCTCACATGAGAGCAAAAGGAGCATGTATGGAAGGCATAAGAGCTTTTTGTAATCGTCATCAATTAGATCAGGATTTGGGTTACAATGTAGGGTATTTGAAAAGCCTGAATGACCCTTATGCAATCGGGTTTTTAAATTCAACAAGAAAGTAATTTTTAATGTGGGAGTTATTTGGACTAGCTCCCCTATTTTCATACTTACTATTAATTAAATCTCAATTCACAATGTCTAAAGAAATAATGACTCTTGAAAGGAAACTTGAAAAGATTGAAAAAGAACTGGAAAAAGTAAGGGGTTGTAGTCCCCTTACTGATGGCTGGCAAACTCAGAGATATGCTAAAAAATCCAGAAAGTGGGATATGTTAGCTCAAGAAAAAATGATCTTGATAAACAAGATTGAAGATTTAAAAGAAGAGGGAAGTTAATCCTTCTTTTTTCTTTTTGGTGTTTTAGCAAAACAATTAGAAAAATTGTTTTATTTTTGGCAGGAAATCGTAAACTTAAAATCGCCAATTTAATTTAAACCAGTTTACGATTTCAAAATTGAAAGATAATTTCAAATTTTATATTCCAAGTGTAAACCTTAAAAAAGGTGAAAAGGACAGCGATACAGGTCTTCAAGAAATGATCTTGGAGGGCATGGCTGGAGATGGAAGTAAAGATTCGGATGGTGAAAACATGTCTTACAATTCATTTGACCTCACAAGGATGTTTTACATCAATTGGGAGCACTCAAAAGAACCAGATGATGTAATAGGAGTAATTCAAAAGAAAGAGCTTCAAAAAGGAGGCAAACTTTTTATCAAAGGCAAACTTTTTTCAAATCATGCCAAAGCAAAATCTGCTTATCAACTTCAAGAACATTTAGAAAAAGAAGGTTACAATCTTGGCTTTTCCGTGGAAGGCAAAGTAATAGAGAGAGACCCTATTAATAAAAACATTGTAATCAAAGCAGAACTTTACGGGGTTGCTCTTTGTAAAGTTCCAGTCAATCCCCTCACTTATGCTAGAATTTCCAAAGCCTTTTCGGGCGAAGAAGATTTAGAGGAAGAGGAGGAAGAAGAAGAGGTTGAAAAAATGACAACGGCTGATTTGGCACCAACAATGCCAGAATCAGTAGAAAAAAAGAAAAAAAAATCTATAAAGAATGAGATTTTAACCAAATCTCAGATTTATTCAAAAATATTTAATAATTTAACGACAGATTCAGTGCTGGCAGACAGCATTTACAACGATCTAATAAAACCGATAAGCGAAATGAACACAGAAAAAGGAACCACAAAAGAAGTCCTTGAAAAAGCGATTCAGATCCTTGGTCTGGCTACTGAAAAGTCTGCCACAACCGAAGAAGATCTTTCAAAAGGCAAAAAACCAGATTTCCTTAAAAAGCAAGATGACAAAGAGGATATGGAAAAATCTTCAAAAATGGCCGATATGAAGAAAGCGAAATCTTCTGCCAAAACTGAATACATGGAAAAAGCGAAAGCTTATTCTGACATGTGCAAAGCTGAAGGCGTTGATGAGGAAGATGAAGAAGAGCCTATGGAGAAATCCGTAAGAATTTTTGATTTGGGTGCTGGAAACATTGATTTGATCAAGTCGGCCCTCACGGAGGTAATTGGCACTCAATTGCAAGTACTTGAAAAGATTGAAAAATCAATTGAGGTGAGAACAACTGCCCTTGGAACTTTGATCAATTCAGATCGGGAGCAAATTTCTTCACTTTCTGAAGCACTTGTAAAAGCCAATACAAACATTGAAACTATTAATGAGTTCAATCAGGATTTGAGAACACGTTTGGGAGTTGTTGAAAATACTCCTTTGAGAAAAGCCGTAACTACTCAGAACGCAGTTGACAGAAATTTTGGTGGTGATCCAAAAACTCAAAGTCAAAACGCAGATGTTTTCAACATCAACGTCAAAGCAGATCGTGACCGATTGGAAAAGTCTGTAAATGACAATTTCGGAGACATGTCGAACCCTGAGCACGTTAAAGTTATGGAAGCAGTTGCAACCTTGCAAATGACGCAAACAGTCGAAAACCATCAACAAGCTCTATTGAAATCGAAAGGTTTTGAGCTGGTAAGGATGTAAAAAACTAAAGTGTTTCACTTAAAATAAAATTGTACATAAAAATCGTAATTAAAATGTTAAACACAAAAACCTTAAAAACGATACATTATGTACAACAACATTTCACTAGCCGATTACGCCAATGGCGGTCAAGGCTTCGGGGGTGAAGGTTCTGCAAATGATTTGTTAAAAGCAATGCAGGCTGGACAAATCACAGGAAGGGACACAACCGATTTATCACTTACCCAAGAACCACTCAAAGTTGAGTCTCTTGAAACTGCTTTGAAGCTTTTAACTTTCCGAATGAAAGATATTGCGCTTTGGAATGCAATCCCAAAAATGCCTGCTTACAACACAGTTGAAGAATTCCTACAGTTGGATTCTTATGGTGCCGATCGTGGTGGATTTTACAACGAAGGGGAACTTTCCGATGTTGAGGATTCAACCTATATCAGACGTGCGGAATTAGTGAAATACATTCAGGTAACTGGTGAAGTCACTATGCAGGCTCAAATGGTGAAGGCCTTTGTTCCTGCAATGCAGAAAGAAATTCAAAACAAAATGATGTGGATACTCCGAAAGGCTAACTCAGCGATGACTAAAGCAGATTCAAGAGTAGTCCCTCAAGAGTGGAATTCTCTTTATGCTCAGCACGCTTCGATTGGTTCTGGCGAAGGGTTCGCTTTTGCTACAGTTGATGAATACACCAATTCTGAAGTAATTTTGGATTTGAGAGGTAGAGCTTTAGTTCAAAATGATGTGGAAGATTCTGCAATCATAGTTGACGACAACTTTGGAACTGCAACTGATCTATGGGCTCCACCACAAGTTCTTTCAGATCTTGCAAAAGATTATTTCGAGAAACAAAGAATTATGCTTGGTACTTCAGGTAACAAATTCGTTGGGGGTGGTATACCAAAATCAATTTCTACCACAATTGGGGAAATCAATTTGTCACACGACAAATTCATGAAAAGACCAATTGGAAGAACTCTTACTTCTGAGCCTCAATCAACCAAAGCACCTGCAACACCTGCAACCGTTGTAGCCTCTCTTTCTGGAGCTGATGCATTGAGTAAATTCACAACTGCCGAAGGTGGTCTTGGAACTGTTTATTATGCAGTGGCAGCGATCAACAAGGCTGGAGAGTCTGCCTTGAGAGTAAATGGAGCACCAACAGCCGTAACTCTTACCAACGGTCAATCCGTTAATTTGGCAATCACCGCTGGAGTTGGTGCTAATCCAGCTACAGGTTTTGTAATTTACAGATCGTTGGTGACTTCTTCAAGTAATCCGTCTGCTGATGGGATCTTGTTTTACCCACTTTTCTCAGTTTCTGTAGGAGAAAGAGCACTTGGATTTGATGGAGCTGGAGCAAACGTTGTAAGAGACCGAAACAGATGGATTCCTGCCACTGAAGGAGCATTTATCACCCAAATGGATGATGAGGTACTTTCCTTCAAACAATTGGCTCCATTGAGCAAGTTGGACTTGGCAGTTCTTTCCATGTCAAAAAGATTCATCACGTTCCTTTTTGGAACACCTAATCTTTACTCAATAAAGAAAATGGTTCGAATCATCAATATTGGCAGATACGTAGCCTAAAACAATTCAATTTTGAATTATTGAAAGCCCCTTCATTGGGGCTTTTTTATTTTCTTCATTTATCTGATAATCAAAAAACTTGTAAAAAAAAATCTTTATTTTTGATAAAATAAATCAAACTGTAAAAATCATGGTAAAATTAAAATCAATCCCTAACCAAGGGACAAGAACTATTCACCTTCCATTTGTCGGTGACACAAATTTTGAAAATGGATATTGCGAGATTGATGAAGAAAAAGCAGGTGAATTGCTAAAAAGCTCTTTTGGATTTAAATTGACGGCAAAGGATTCACCAGATCAAAATGAAGATCTAGGCGAAGCAGGAAAGCAAAACGAAGCAGGAGATGAAAATGAAGATTCAGATCCCAACGCTTTGACTTTGGATGCTCTCAACAAATTGCGAGTTAAAGATCTTCAGGAGTATTTTGATGATTTCAACGAAAAAGGATTGATTGATGAGGAAACGGAAAAAACTTACAAAGTGCTGGCTAAGCCTGAAAAAGCCCGATTCATTTTCGATACCCTTCAATTGATTGCTGCCAACGCTTCTGAAACTGAAGAAAATCCTGAAACTCCTGAAACCGAAGAGGTTAAATAAACCATGCCCAAATTCAATTTAATCATTAAATACAAAAAGAATCGAAATACTATCCTAAGTGTTTCAGAGCTCAAAAGCAGGTATTTCTTTGGAATACCAGTTGTGGCTCCAGATGGCTCTTTAATGTCAGATGAGGATATTGAATTTTATATCGAGGCCGCAATCAGTGACATGAATACTAAGCTTGATTTAATAATCCCTCTTACTGTAATTGAACAAAATGGAAAATTCCTGAGAGAAAATTACAGCGAGTGGGGCTTTATCAAAGCAAATTATCCAGTTGTTTGTGTGTACAAAGTTGATGGTTTTGTAGGGAAAGTAAGACAGGTTACTTATCCAAAAGAATGGTTTTCCATTAAGAAATCAAATGATGGACTTTTTGATCGAAGAATTTCAATAGTTCCAAATCAAGGAGTTGGAGGAACTATTGTTGATCACAATAGTATTTTTTCGGGCTCTTATCCCAATTTAGGATATTTTGGACAACGAAACATTCCTGACTATTGGTATTTAACTTATTTAACAGGCTTTAAAGATATTCCAGCTGATTTGGCTAAGGCAATTGGCTACATGGCAAGCATCCCAATTTATACTTCATTGGGAAATTTGGTAATTGGTGCTGGCATAGCAAGCCAATCTTTGTCTTTGGATGGACTTTCTCAATCTATTTCAACAACTTCAAGTGCTGAAAACAGTGCTTATAGTGCAACTATTAAAGATTACGCTACACAACTAAAAACTATAATGCCAACACTAATAAATAAATACAAAGGAATAGTTTGGGGAGCAGTTTAATATTTTGAAATGGCTAGACTAGAAGATAAAATCATAATCACTACAGCTTTAAAAGCAACGAACAAACCAGTTTCCAGATTTTTCGAATCCGATTTCAGAGATGCAATCGTAAAGCAAGGATATGAGGTTTTGTTGGAAAAAGCCATTAAATGTTCTTGTAAAAGCAGAAACTCCGAATTTTTAAGTGATTGTCGAAATTGCGGTGGTACGGGGTGGATATTCGTTAATCCTGAAAAAACCAGAATGGTCATTCAATCCATGTCTTTGAATCCAAAGTATGAATCTTGGGGGGTCATGGGGGCCGAACTGAATTCAATCACAGCACTTCCCGAAAACAAACTCTCATATATGGATAAAGTAACCATTATGGGAGCACTAAGCGAACATTCAGAGGTATTACATCCTTTAAAATATAACTTGGCAGATACCGAATTATACACCTATTCAATTTACCCTATCATAGATATTTATTACATTGGAGTATTCGAAGGATCATCAACTAAATTAAAAAAGCTTGAAAAAGATGATTACAGGATCGAAAATCGAAATAAAATCATTTTAAATCAGAGTATCTTTACGACAGATGAAGAGCCTAGGTTTTCAATGAGATATTCTCATAATCCTGCTTACTACATTTTGGATATGGTTAGAGATTCAATGCTGGCTAGAATAAATACTGGTAGAACTGATACTCAAATTCAAATGCCAATTCATGCGAGGGCGAAAAGAATTGATCTTTTCAAGGATAAAGAAAATTACACAGGAGATCGTTTACTAGACAACTCTTTTAAAATTTGTTAATCGATGAAATACGAAATATTAAGTTTTTTAAGTCACCCAGTTACAATCTCCGTCATGTCAGCTGGAGGTGCAGCCAGTTTGAATTACCTTATTAATAAGGGTAAAATTAAGGCTGATACTGAAAATATAGTTACTAATACATACCAAAGACTTCTGAAGGATTTGACCGATCAAATGGATAGATTGGCCCGAAGAGTTGAGGATCTTGAATTGAGATTAACTAGTTCCAATGCTCTTTTGGGTAAAAAGCAAATTTTATTGGAGCAATCAATACTTGAAAAAAACAATTTATTGCAAGAATTAAAAACTATTCGGAAAAGAAACGAAGAATTAATGAAAGATAACAAGCTCATAATGGAAAGAAATGAAGCTCTTTTAATTTCAAATTCAGTTTTAACCCGAGAAAGTAATTCTCTTCAAGCCAAAATGATAGCCCTTGAAGAGCGAATAGCTAAATTAGACGAGAGCCAAAAATGAATTTAAACTTCGATTTCCAGCCTTTTCGAGACGAATTCAATATGTCACAATCAGACATAGATGATTTGCTTGATTTTACAGTAAAAGAAGTTACGGCTTCTTTCGCTGAGGAATGGGAAAAGCAAGCAAGCGAAAATTTGAACAGCACTCGAAATCAATACATGAGGTCAATTGTGGTTACTAATCCAGCTAAATTTCAAGGAGCAGTTGAATTGATTGGTGATGTTCCTAATATGGTGGAAAGTGGCAGAGGGCCATTTGATATGAAGCCCTTTTTGCTGAATGGTAAAAATTCAAAAGTTGATAAGCATGGAAACAGATACAACATTGTTCCTTTCAGTATGGGCACCCCTGAAGCTTTGGAAGAGAATTTTACTACTATCATGCCCACAGAAGTTTATGAGGTCGCAAAAGAGCTTGAAACAGATATTTCAACGGTTGGAGGCATGAGGTCGCAGGGTATAACTTCTGATATGCTTCCTGAGAAATATAGAGAGAAGATAACAAAAAACGTCTTCAATCCCAAAAGTGAAAGATTTGAGGAATACACCCATAAGAACTCCATTTACGAAGGAATAACTAAGTATAAAAGTGAAGTGACAAATCAAAACAGTTACATGTCTTTCAGAAGAGTGAGTGAAAAAAGTGATCCTTTATCTTGGATACATTCAGGATTTACTGCTATGAATTTGGCAGAAAAGGCCCTTCAGGAGCTCAATGTTCCTAGAGTAAGTTCAAATGCAATCGATAACTTTCTAAGCCAACACGGATTTGCCAGCGAGTAATAACATAACAATCCCTGAAGCAACCGTTTTTCAAACGGTCAAGGCTGCTTTGCACACCCTCAGAAACGATTACGAAGAAAAAATAGCTACTCCTGAGTTAACTTTTTTGTATCGTGCAATAGGGGTAAACAATGCTATTCAGGGATACAATATGTTCGAGCAGGCCAAATCTGTTTTTCTACGTCCTAAAAATCCAAATGAACCTAGATTTTTAGATGTCAGTATGGGATGGGATTCGGATCGGGTTGATAAAAAAATGCCTCACATTCATATCATAATGCAAAACGATTCACCAAAGGATGATTCTTTGGGCCTTGGTTCAGGAAATTTCCCACCTGAATTTGATGATGACAACGGCACTTACAGTGATTTCAAAGTAAGAAGATTCAATCAACAAGTTAATTTGTTGATTACAGGAGACAATTCAAACGAAAAATACCTGATATACCATGTATTGAAGTCAATATTGATTCAATTCATTCCTTATTTTGAAGAATTGGGTTTACAAAACGTTGCTTTTAACGGGGGAGATGTTCAAATGAGAAATGATATTGCAGGGCTTATTTACATGAGAACCCTTTCAATCAGATACGATTATGATTTAAAATCCCCTTCTTTGGATTTAAATGAATTTTCAAGACAAATATATTTAGCAATCGATAAATTAAACGATGATGGAACCAAAACAGAAATCTACAACAGCAATCCTTAAAAAAGAAGATAAAATAACTGCTTTGGAAGCATTGGATGAATTTCAATTATCTAGCATCAAGCGATTTTCAGCTGGAAAAATTTTCTCAAAAGCAGAACCTAAATCTAAAAAAGATTGGGACAAATGCTTTAAAGAAAAAAGAATTATTTAAAAAATACTACTTTTATCAAAAAATAAAAAGAAATGGCTACATCTTTCACGTTCGGAAATAAGCTGGTAAAAATTCCCAATTCATATTCCCGAATCGAATCGGGAATTAGAAATACTCCTCAAGGTCTTGATTATGGTTCTGTATTGGTTATTGATACGGGTTCAATGGCAGGGTTCGGAGGAGGTTCTGGCGTGAATGGTGAGGGGTCTTCAGGCATTGATTCTATTTACACATTCGATAACGTTCTTGACGCTCAAAACTTCGTAAAAGGAGGTATTTGGTTCGATCTTCTTCCGTTAATGTTTAGGCCTTCTCAATTAGGGGTTACAGGCATAAGCACAATTTCTTTCGTTCGGGCTTCAACTACTGTAGGTGGTTCAATTGCTTACACCTTTGCAGGTGGCGGGTCAGCTGGTGGAACAATCACTTTTAAGTTGAAAGAAGAGGGACTTATTGGAAATGGTGTATTAGTTTCAGGAAGTCTATCAAAAGGCTATGCTGCAAAAATGGTCGCTGGCTCATTGGCTGGAACATTCAGAATTCAATTCTGGAGAGGCACCTTCAGAGGTCTTGATTATGCTTTGGAACCGATTGGAGGAGTAAGCGAAGCCAATTCAAAAGAATTGCTAATTGCAGAATCTCCAAACTTTGACAACATTTCACAATTGGGAATTTGGGCACAAAGAAGTAGAGCATTAAATCAACTATTTACAACTACCTTCACTGTAGCATCAACGGGAGCCGTAACTACACCCGATTTAACAGCAAATTTAGCTTACAAGTTAGCAGTTGGGGGAACAGAAGTTTACGGAGCTTCCGATTTAACAGATGCTTTAACAGCCGTTAAAGGTGAAGTAGTTGATTTTATTCTAGCTGATAGATGGGGAGCCGATGCAGGGGATACTGAAAATTTGGATATTCTTGCTTACATAACTGAAGAAATGGTCACTAAGCCAGATCTATATGTCGGAGCTTACATGAATAAAGCCAATTTCGCTGATTCAATTGCAATAGCTCAAACGTACGACAGCGATATAGCAACAGTAGTTCACGGAGGCGCAAAAGTAGAAAAGAGAGATAGAACAGGTTTTAAAAACGCACCTTCAATCTATCTTGCAGCTCAATTGCTGGGAAGAGAATCGGGTTTACCTCCTCAAGTTCCATTAACATTCAAATCAATAAGAATCGCAGGCCTTACGCACATGTTGAATGATTCTGAGGCCACACAAGCACTCGATTCAGGTCTTCTGGTAGTAATGAAAATAAGTGGCTCATTTGATGCCTTAAAAGGAATCAATTCACTTCAAAATAACGATTTCTTGTTGAATGAAGATGGAAGTTCTGCCAGCAAGCAAATTAAACGTATCATTCGCCAGATCAACAAAGAAATTAAGATTCGCAGCCGAGATGAATTATTGAAAACATCTTTCGGAGTCAACAGAAATACGCTTAGTCCAGAAGATTTGAAAAATTGGACTGAAAATTATTTAAGAGGAATCACAGCAACACCACAGGAAGATAATTTAATTCTTTCTTTTGAAGACGTGAATGTGACCAGAAATCAAGACGCTTATTCCATTCGTTATGGAATTGTTTTGAATACGGAAGTTTCATTTCTATTCTTTACGGGAACAGTAGTTAGTATTTAACTAAAAAATAATAGAAATTATGGCAAATAACGCTATGACTGGAGCTTTGGCTATCATTAAATACCGAGGCAAAGCAGTTGGATATATGAGAGGAATTACGGCAAATGAAAGTTTCACTCGAAGCAGCGTTTACCAGTTGGGTTCAGTTCTTCCTTTGGAATCCGCATTAACACAGTGGGCAGGAACTCTTACTTGTGATTTCTACGAAATAGATTTCAAAAGATCGGGCATTCCACAGGCAGTAATCAGAGACGTTCAATCCAACACTGAATTTGAAAACAATGCTGTTTTGGATTCTGAAGGTCTTCAAATTGATGTTTACAAGCGTGAACAAGATGCCATTGATCCAACAACCAAAAAAATCACGGCCAAAGAGTCACCATATTTTTCAATACGGAGAGCATTTTTGACAAGTGACAACACGAACACAAATGAGGGCGCAATTTCAGGAAGGAACCAATCTTTTAACTTCCTAGATCCGATCCTAAATCCAAATTAAAACATAAGTTGGGTGGTTAAGTTTCAGGATAGCCTTTGGTATTTTACCAAGGGTTATTTTTTTGATTATTTTTCATTGAATGTATTGTAAATCCAATTTTAATTCCTATATTTAATTGTTGAAAGAGTTGAAAATCTAAATAAATCGTTATGGCTACTGCAAAAAAAATAACTAAAGGACAAATAGCTTGGATTGCTAAAAAAGCAAAATCTTTGATAGACCAAAATACAGAGTTTAAGCATGAATGCGGAGGTTTTGGTATTTCTTCTGACTACGCATACATCAACGGGAAACAAATTCAGTTTAACGGTTTTGGAAGTATCAGGTCGATAATGAGGCTTAACTATTCCAACGGATTGAAAGTATTAGTTGTTTATTTAGGCTGTGAATTTTCAAACTATGGGGTAGATATTGAAACAGGGAAAAACGTTTCTTGGAACTACAATATGGCTTAATTAACCAAAACATTCCAAAAAAAACTTTAATTATTTTCACCCTTTTGTATTGTTAATCCAATTTTATTTCCTATATTTAAGTGTTGGGAGTGGGGAAAGGGAGTCAAAAAAATTGTTCATTTAAATCGTTAGAAATCATGAGAAATCAATTGAGTGTTTTGTTTCCAAATCGAAGAGAGGTTGCTTTTGTCTCTTTTCTTGTTGCTGGGGTTTTGGCCATCATCTATGTTGGGTACTGCTTGTATCAAGCTGGAGGGGTTCAAGGAGCTTGGGTTTAAACATTGAGTTTTAAGTATTTCCTGAAGCCACTTAATTGTGGCTTTTTTTGTTTATTTTTGACTGAAAATTAATTGTAAAAAAATGGAACAAACCGAAAATCCCAACGAAGAGCTTATTATTGAAATTGGCAAGAATTCGTACAAAATCAAATTTCCAGATACAGGAATGCTTTTGGATCTTGAAAAAGCAAAAAGCAGAATATCCTTTCCGAACTCAAGAACTGATTCGGCAATTTGGGCTTATAACCTTGGAGGAGCCATTGAGACCTTTAGGCTACTGATTCCAAAAATGGAAGATGATATGAATGTTAAGAACTTTGATCGTCTTTCGCTAATGGAAAGTAGAAGTCTTGTAAAGGCCTACGTTAAAGACTTCCTACCTTGGTTTAACGATTGGATGAATGTAATCTTGTCAGTGATGGATGACCCTACTGAAGACGCTAAAAAAGCTTAAAAACAGAGGGCATGAAAGATTTTGTTTCTAAATGGAATAATCTTTATCCTTTAGATCGGTGGTATCGGAAAAAACACAATATCCGATTTAATTCCCCTGAACACAGAGAATGCAACTTGGTAAGTATTTATTTTGAATTTGTAGAGGATCGGATGTATGAAGATGCTCAAAACAATCACAAAAAAAATCTATCAAAAGAAAAAAGGCACAAAGAAAACGGATGGCTTGAAGAAAGTCAGGTTAAATTTGATGAATCGGTATTTAAAAACATGGATCTAAGTATTTTCGATGACGACTAAAAGGATATTATTTGAAGGCCAAGACGTAAGTTTAGGAACAACTATGCAAAAACTTCAGCAAAAAGCTGAAACCATGCATGACAGAAATCTTGCAGGAATATCCAAAGAAATTTCCTCATCCAAAGAACTCAAAAAACAGCTTGAAGATCAAATCTCACAAAGAGAGAGAGCTCAAAAAATAGGAGGCAGAAGCTCAATTCTTGATATCCAAGAAGAATACCGAGAAAGAAAAAGACTTGCAGAAAGTTTTGAACGTGAAGAAGAGACCAGACTGCGGGCAAGAGGGGTAAAAGGGCAAGCGTTTGATGATGCAATGTCCAATTACCGTGATACCGTCACTAATCCCAGAATGCTGGCAGCCGATGATATTCGAGATACTAAACTGGGGCGTGAAAAAGAGCAAATTGAAGAGCAAAGAACAACCAATATTCTTTTAAGAGAAATTCTTAATCAAGATACTACTCAATGGGAGCAAGAGGTCAATCAAGATCGAAAATCAGTTGAAAGATTTGTAGCCTCATCCAATAGAGCAGGTATCGAAAATTTACCTCCAGAAGAACGGGCTAAAGCCATGTACCAACAGGCCCTATTAAATGAGAGTTCAGGCGGTGGAGGTGGAAGGGGCTCAATTCTCAAAGATATTTTAGGGGCGGGTCTAATAAGAGATTTAGGAGGTATTTTGCAACAAATGCCAAATGCAGGCGATGGGCTGGATTTAGTTCCTTCAAATCTTAGAATCGGAGGTGGGGCAGCTGGTGCAGCAATTGGAAACGCAGTAGGTGGAGATAAAGGCACTGTAGTTGGAGCTGAAATTGGCTCTACATTAATGGGAGTAGCAGGAAATTCCATTATGAGATTTTTCAATGAGAGAGAAGAAGCTGAAAAAGGAAGATTGGGATTAAAAGGATTGACTGGTTTTGATAGTGGTTCGAATACCATAGAAGGAATTAATAGTTTAGGTATTTCAAGTTCTGAAGGTTTTCAGATTGCTAGAGAAATGGCACTTCGTTCTGGAAACTCATCAAATGATATTACAGCTCTTTTAGGTGCTGAAAGAGGTTTTAGTATTGACCGAGGAACTTTGATGGATTTCACAAAATCGGGAAGAAGAACGGGTGGTTCCTTTAGGGATAATGCATCCTCTCTTTTGGGTGCAGGCGAAGCCAATGGAATAGACCGAGTTTTAATGAATGAATTAGTCCAAAACCAAACACAATTAATCAATTCTTTAGGTCAAATGACCGAGAAAGTTGATCCTAAAAATATCACTTCCCTTATCTTGGAAATGAATAATTTAGGTGGTGGATTTGCGATGAAAGATCCAAGATCTATGGGTATGATTCAAAGTTTACAGGGAGGTTTGACTAACCCGAATGAATTTGGAAAAGCAATGAATCTTTCTGTTTTACGAAACATGAATCCCAATGGCAGCTTAGTTGATCTTTTGGAGATGGAAGAACAGGGACTCAGTGGAGATAAAGGACGTGAATTTTTGAAAGGAACAGTCAATCAATTTAACCAAATGTTCAATGATGAAGACTTAACCATCTTGGCCTTGAGAAGTAGATTTCCTCAAATACCAATTTCTGATTTAAGAAGGTTGGCAAGAGGCGAAGACGTTTTAGGATCAATTGATTCTGGAGCTTCTGAAGGAGCCGATATGAGTGGCCAAGGAAACGTTTCAATGAGAGCTGGATTGAATGCAAGCGTGAAAGATGCTTTCGTTAAAGGGCCAATTGAAGGTTTAATGGAAGTACAAGAACAATTTGTCGGCTATTTTGTGGAGGTATTTAAAATGGCAGCCACTACCATGGGTTCTGGCGTTACTGATTTAATTGGCAATCCGTTGAATCCAAGACTAAACAATCCATAATGATACAAAATATCTATTATAATAGTCCTGAATTCAAAACTTTAGGTGATTTCTTGAAACAAGAGGGTCTTTCGCCTGCTTCTTCTTACAAAAACAATCCGAGAGATTTTCTACTATTGAAAGATGAATCGGGAATTTCCAATTTAAGTAAAATACTAAATGCCAGTTCTGAAGAAATTAAATTCGATCAGGCAAGCAAATATAATTCAGGACAATTCAATTTACTGGAATTAAATCCACCAATTCTATTCACAATAGATTCAAAAAGCTCCAAGAGTAATTTGTATTCTATACAGGGCAATTTAGTTCAAAATAGTTTCAATGTAAATTATTTTATAAGTCAGAATCTTGCCAAAATCATTGAAAAGGGCTTTCAGTATAAAACTTTGGGAGGTGGTATTAAAATAACTCACCCAAAATTAACGGTATGGTTATGGTCTAGGTCTTTGTCTAGCTCGATTGGTTTTTCTGAGAGGGGCATTCAATCCAATTTTGAAT